CTCCTGCCGCGATGCCGAGCAGTTCGCCCACCTTGTTGCCCGTCGTGTAGACGACGGCTGTTGGGTCCAGAGGACGAGTTTCTGGCTCACCGGGGCTGAAGACGACAGGCATGTTCTCACCTCAGTGTTGCTTCACTCCCAGATTGAAGTCCATGGCTTTCCCGCACGTGCGACAGGTGTCGACCCAACAAAAATACAGCATGCCGCAGTGTTTGCAGCGGGTGCCAGAGCCGATGTTGAGGACGTCCCCCGCTGCACGGTTGCGGTTGCGTTGCTTCAAGGTAACGCCCTCAAGGGGCTTGTCCTCGTTGGTTCGGACCGAAGCGCCGTAGCCTTCGTTGAGGCGAATGCCTCGCTTTTGCATTCGCTCAATGTCGTCGAGCCCAAGGCTGCCGAAGTCTTCCATGTCCCTCACCTCATGTGAAGGACACGATAATGAAAATGTTTCCGAGCACATTGATGGGTTCGGCACCAACAATCGCGTTTGCTCCGATGGCCGCAGCCACGTCGGTGGCGATTGCGCTGTTGAGCGTCGTCAGGTTGCTGAAGTCTTGGACCGCGTATGGTCCAATCACCTTAGCGCCTTCTGCCAAGAGGAATCACCTCAGTTGCGGCGACCGATGGCGATGAAGGTCCCTGCGACTGAAGCACCGGAATTGGCGTCATCACCGTTGTGAATCGTCACGGTCGTACCGTTGACCTGCACAACGTCTGCAATGTTTAGGTCAGCAGGTGGCGTGGTCGTGACGGTCACTGCGGAAGGCTCAGCAGTCGGGGTCAGCACGCACATGTCGACGCTGGCGAGAAGACTGCCAAGGTCAATCGTGGTGTCGGTTGCTTCATAAGAGCCAGTCACAATCATGCGGTCGCCAAAGTAGGATGGTCGGGGGTCAATCGTTACTGTCATGTTCATTCACTCTCCGTGGTAAGTTCTTCCGAAGCCTCTTCGACTTCAGGAGTAGGTGCCGCCTCAGGCTCAGGAGCCGGGGCAGGGGTGGGGTTCAGGACTTCTTCGACCGTGCTGAGCAGTTTGCTCTTGGTGGCGTAGCCACCGACGGTCTGACCGCGCTCAACGAGCCATGCGGTAATGTCCTTCTTGGTCCAGCCAGCGTCAGGAAGGCCGTCAGAGCCTTCGTCCACCGTCACACCCTCGTCGCCTTCGACGAGGAAGGCGGTCGGGTTGGTGCAGATGGCGACACGATGTTCGTCCAAATACGCCTGCGAAACCTCGACGGGTTCGCCGCGTGGCCAGAGTTCTCCGGTGCCGTCAGGCTTCTTCCGGTAGACCCGGCTGCCGATGTAGGTCACGGTGGGCACGAAGGCTCACCTCAGTTCAGCAAGACGACAGTCACAGTTCCTGCACCAGCCGCTTCGCCGTGAAGGACGATGGCCGGGAGGGAACCCCCAGTCTTGGTCGCTGGGGCAGTACCGGTGTTGGTGAAAGTAGCAGACAGAGTCTTGTCTGCCACCGCGAACGTCTGCCCGAGGACGCCGATGATTTTTGAGGCGCCTGCGCTGATGGTCATCGTTTGCTCAGCAGCGTCAGCCAAGGTGAACCCGATGGTCACCAAGCGCATGCTGCCGACAGCGTTACCGTCACTGTTGTTGGCGGTAAAGCCCGTCAGACTTCCGGGGTAGGAGCCGCCGGAGTTGCCGTTCAACCAACCAGTCTCATCGACGGGCGTACCCGTTCGCAGGTCAAGGTCCAAAAGGACCGAGACCGTTCCGGTGCTGAAATCAGCGTCGTCAAACGAAATCGTCAAGCCTTTCTGCGTCTTTGTTTCCGTTGCCATGATTCATTCCTCCATGTGTTCTCTCAGCACGCCCTCACTTGAGGTCGCGGATGCTCCCCTGTCCACCGAAGAAGGTGGTCCAGACTTCGCCCATGGTGCGGTACAGGCCTTCCTGACCGAGCCGGTTGATGGCGAAGGGGTCGCCCGTCTCAATGCCGGACTCGAAGTACTGAGTCGGCTTGGCGGTGCTGAAGTAAAGGTAGTCCGTGTCCAGCATGTAGATACGGCTGATGCCGTCGCCGGCCATCTCCTTGGTGGGGATGATGGGGACACCGTTGTAGGTCGCCACGATGAACCCGGCTTCGATACCGGGGACACCCTTGACGCCGTTGTAGGTGGGGACCACGCGCTTCTCTTCCATGAAGCGCTGCTGCGCTTGCAGGAGTTGCTGAATGCGCATGAGGGTGTCGTACCCGGTCAGCATGACCTTGGGGTTGCCACCGCGCTCCCAGATGAGGCGGAAGGTCTCGTCGAGGTGGTCGAGGCTCAGGGTCCGGTTGGTGGAGCCCGAGTCAGCGGAGTCCTCGGCGAAGGCCCACGTGTTGTCGCTGCGGTTGATGGAGTAGATGTCCTCGTCGTTGGTGTCGTAGTGCGTACCGGAGGTCATCGAGTTGTTGCCCGTGGTGATGCGGTCGAGCGACTCAATGTCGTTGCCCGCAACCGTGGTGACGTCCGTGGTGAGCATGTCGTTGATGTGCTCTGCGTGGTGCTTGCCCATTTCCTCCTTGAGGACCGAGCGGATGTCGCCCAGACCGTCGTCCTTGTCGTTGAGGAAGATGGCCGTCTCCGACATGTCGAAGGAGTGGGCCACGGTCTTGGGCTTCGCAGCCACGTTCTGGAACGTTGGCTTGGTGGTGTCCGGCAGGGTGCCGTTCTCAGCGATGCCGCCGCCAACCGTCTTGGAAGGCTTGGCGGTGACGACGCGCCAACCGCTGCGGTCCCAAGGCTTCTTGGGAAGGACGGAAAAGGCGTTGAACTCTTGGTTCAACTGGCTCCAGACCTTGCGGCCGTAGATGGCTTGGTAGGTACCAGCCGTGGTGCTGAGGAGCGGAGCGTCCGCCTTCAGCAACTCACTGCCGGAGTAGGAGTAGCCCATCGAGGACCCTGCCCCGTAGTAGTACCGCTCCATGTCGTTGACTGTTCGCATGTAGTTTCGTGCCATGATTCATTCCTCCATGATTTTCTCTTTGTCCGAGGCTCAAGCCTCGAAGACGCTCCCGGCGAGGCGGTGAACCTCGTCCCAGTCCATGTTGGCGAGGTCCTGAGTGGACGGGACCTCGACAGCAGTGACCGACTTGCGGAAGGTTGGTGCTTCCGCAGCGGTGGAGCCGATGTTGTCGATGCGGGCGCTGAGGTCGGTCAGCGCCTTCTCGATGTTTGCGAGTGGGGTGCGAGCGTCGAAGGAGGCCGCGGCGCGAGCCTCGGCTTCGGCGTTCATTTCCTTGGCGAGGCGGTCAGCGAAGACAGTGCCAAGGTTGCCCTTGAACTGCTCTTCGATGGCCGCAGCCTTGTAGACCGCGTAGGCGGCTTCGAGGTCAGAAGCGCTGACGTCAGCCGGAGCGAGGTAGCCCTTGGAGACTTCGCCGCTGCCGCCGGAGTTCAACTTGCCAACGGCGTTGGTGGAGGGGGAGCCGCCTTCTTGGGCGCGTCCCTTGACCTGACCAGCGAAGTAGTCGGCACCGTCTCCGATGGCCTCTGGCGTGGAGCCGAGGTTGGCCTTGGAGATGTCGTCGAAGTGAGCGCGAGCCGCCATGGTGTCGACGCCCTGAGACTTCAGGGTGTTTTCCATCCACGAGAGGTACTCGCTGGTGATGACGTCAGAGTAACCGTCGGACTTGGCGTACATGCCTTCCTTCTTGTCTTCTTCAGCCATTTCCTTGCCTTCGTCCTTATCGGACTCGGGCTTGTCGTCTTTCTTGTCTGCCATGTGCTCTTTCAAGCCGGGGGGCATTTCGCCCTTTTCCATGGCGTCAAGTCGCCCGTTCAGCCGGTCAAGCACGCCGGAAAGGTCGTTCAGTACGTTGTCTTCGTTCATTGTGGTGTCCTCCTTCAAAATTCGGAATGTGGCCTCAGGATTGATGCCCTTTTCGCAAATGGTCACTTCGTGCAGTTCCAACTTCGAGATTTCGGTGTAGTCACCGTGACTGGCGTCGCTCTTGCGCATGCGCTTGAACGCCTGTCCCCCGATGCTGAAGCCACGAAGAGCCCCCTTGCGAATCTCAGACGCGACTTCGCGCGCCTTCTCAATGTCGTCGCGCAACTGAATGACGACAAACATGCCGGCATCATCGACGCCGGACTTCCAAACTCGGCCATCCGAGTCCACGTAGGAGGGGATGACCTCTCCAACCTGAATGTTGGAGTGAGCGAGTTGCACGTTGCGGAACCCATCCGCCTTCATGAAGCCGTCAAAAGCGTCACGGAGGGCACTGCGCGTGATGAGGTCGCCCTGCTTGTCCACCATTTCGACGGACGCGTAGCCAGCGATGACGAGGTCATCGGACGCCTTGAGAATGCTGATGCTCCCGCCGTGGTTGACGGCGGAGGTCCTCAGCGCGGCGGTGGCCATTGTCTTCAGAACCTGTCGTCATTCTACTTAACTACCTACGGAGGACAGCCTTATCATCTGTGATGTCCAGAACACCTGCTTCCGTGGGTACGCTCATGCGCTTAGGTGCCTCGGAGTCCTCCGATTCTTCCTCAATGTCTTCGTCCTCTCCGGGGCGTTTTCGGTTGTCGTAGTCGGGCATAGTCTTCTCGTCGTGAAGATTAGTCGGACCCATGGGTGATTCAATGGGTGTTGCGTAGTCAAAGCCCAGACCCTTCGCGCCCGCGTTCGCAGCACCCACAGCACCAATGCTGCTCTTGAAGAGACGGTCTACGAGTTCCAGACCTTTGACGAGCACCTTGGCCTTTTGACGGTCGTCCCACCACGAAGTACCCTTGACCTTCTTGGGCTCAATGAGGGGTTCGGCCTCTTCTTCGGATTCATGCACCTCTTCCTTGATTTCGAGGTTGGCCTTGAGGAGTGCTCCTGCCACTGGCCCCCAGTAGGGGCGCTGACTCTCCGACAGACGAATGACGTAGCGGTTGTCGGCCAAGGGGCTGTGCAGCGTCCACATGCCACCGGACTCTGTTGCCTTGTAGAGCACGTCGCCCTGAGGCATGACGACGCGGACGCCCGTGCTGGCTCGTTCGACTTCGCAAAGCCACTGCGGTCCAACTGACTTCGCCAACAGACCCAGTGTTTCGCGGCTGACCAGAGACTCGCCCTCGGCTTCACCTTCAATCTCAGAGCCCATGATGGTGAACACAGGGTCCTCGACTGAGTTCTCAACGCGACTGACGTTGGCAACGTTGACGCGAACGTGGTCACCTTCGTTGAACTTTTCAGAACTGTTGAACGCAGCACCCACATCCATGTATGTGTCGCCGTCAGCCTCGACAGCGCGGTTCCCGATGGCCTCCTCCTGCGTGATGGGACCAGTGCCGAGGCGATATGTGTAGGGACCTGCGCCCCGCCGTTCGAGCACACGAAGCACCACGTCTTGTCCGGGGCGTAGCATGACCCACTTAGGATGGCGCATCTCACCGGCCATGTAGACTGACTTCGCGTCGCGCAGCAAGATGTTCTCGTGGTCCTTCTGCAACGACTCGACGGCCAACTTCAGACCTTCGTCGTCAGTCAAGCGCGTATCGCTGGCGCTCGGCGTGTGAATGTTGTCGATGCCCTCCATGCCGCCACGTAGAATCTTGATGCGGTCGTTGAGAGGCACGTCGTGGACCTCCTTGCCGGCAAACTCAAGCACGTCGAAAATGTAGTAACCGTCTTCCAACTTGACGACATCCACCTTGTACTCGTGGTCGGTGACCTTCTGGAAGTTCTCTTTGTCCTCGTCGGACAGCGAGAACGTCGACGTGATGTCGTCGTCATCGTCCTTCTCAACAAAGCCTCGCTCGCCTTCCGGCATGTGCGAGACAATCCAGTCACCCGTGAAACCGCGCAGATGCTCCAAGTCCTCCAACTTGAAGATGCGGTGCATTGGCTGAAGCAAGGGGACCTTCGGACCCAACTCTTTGCGAAGAATGTCCGGGTTGGTCAGGTCGGCCAGTCCCAACTCAGACTTCACGACGTTCGTGCTCCCCTGATGACGCGTGAGCCCAGTTGACGTTGGCTTCGTATGAGCAGCCTGTCGTTCAAGCGTGTTGAGTGCTGCACGGGCACCAGCATGGTCAGGATGCTTCAGCATGTGCATCCATGCAGCAGGGGCGACGGCATTCCAAATGGTTTCCGTGGGCTGGACAAGTCGCATGGGGGTGCCCTGCGCACTCGGCATAACGCTGACCTCGCCGCCGAATCCGATGCGGAAATCAAAGTTCGGGTGGAACAGGTCACCGTATTCGTGCGCCAAGCCCGAAGAGTTGTACAGACTGTGGACCGAGTGCCCGTGCGGACCCACCGCATCGACCGGCACGCGTGCCCTACCCCGCTTCGTTTCTGTGACCGACGAAGCCGCCTCGACTTCGGGCAGGAAGGTGACGAGGCTGTCGAGATGCTGCTTGGTGTTCCAATACTTACGCTCGCGCTGGTTGCCGCCGCCAGCGGGCTTCTTGGTCAGAGGTTCGGATTCACTACGCCGTGAGTCCGCGTTGTACGCTTGCGTGAACTGCATGCCCAACTGCTGATTGCGCTCGTCTGCCTGATAGCCGATGGTGCGGTGAACGCGACCGACGTCCAGTTGCACGTCCATGGCAGCGCGCTGCCTCTTCATCTTCTCGGCCTCGGCAGCAATGTCGCGGTCAGGGTGCAGTTTCTCCATCAACTGACGCACGGACATCACAGGTGCAGGTGGCAGGCCTGCGCTCATCCGTGGAATGATGACCTCTTGCAGGTAGTCACTTGCCAACTTCGCATCGTGAGGAGAGTTGGCGTCGAGACCAAGATGCTGGAGCAGATTGTTGAACGTCTCTCCTACGTCTGCCATGGGGTCAAACTCGAACGGCTCTCCATGCTCATGCCCAAGGCTCTTGATTTCATGACCGAGGTCAGCGTGCC